GGTTCTGGATCATGCAGCCATGGCGGCCAGGGAACGCGGGCAGGACCACCTGGGCGGTGCCGCCGGTGGTGATCGTGCCGGAGCGGTCGGCGTAAGTGAGCGCCTGCGCCCACACCGCCGAGGGCGACATGAGGGCGGCCAGGATTAACAGGCGGATCATGTGCCGTCTCCCTCGATGACGTTTCGTATTGAGTGTTTGCGCGCGGCGTCCATCGCGTCGGCGTTGAGCACATCACCGGAGGACCAGGGGAAACCCGTCATAGCGGCAACACGCGCCTGATGATATTGTCGGCCAGCCAACCCGCCATATAAGCGTGCCCGGCGTCGTTCGGATGAATGCCGTCATTGATGATGTAGAAATCGCAGTTCCCGTCATTATGCGGCGTCCCGGAAAACCCCGTGCCGGTGAACATCGGACCGTCGACGTTGGTGGCGTTCGGCAGAAAGAACATCAACGGATCAGCGAATGAGTTCATCGCCGCCAGCATGGCGTTCTCGACGCCCTGTGCCGTGGACAGGATGTTCGATGTTTTGTCGTAAGTCATAATGATCGGCACCGTCCCCAGACCCGAAGACGCGCGGATGGCGGACAAATACGCGGTCACTTCCGTCGTGATCTGGGTCATGGTCGATGTGGTGTTTGTATCGTTGAGACCGCCCGCGATCAGAACGATGTCAGGCGCGGCCACCACCATATCGGACAGGCGTTGGCGGAACGTCAGTTGAGTGCCACTGCTGTTTGCTATCCACCCGGTCCCGCCCAGGCCGCCGTTCCAGAGGTCCCTGACGCCGAGGTAATCCGCCAACACATGCGTCCAGCAATTAAAATCCGAGGTCGCGCCCGCGCCTTGCGCGAGGCTGTCGCCGACGACAAACATGCGAATGGGGCGGCCCGCCGGTTTCGTCACGCTCTCGGTCACGCCAACGGCGACACCCTTGAAGTCAACAGCCTTGTTCATTTCGATGGTGATGTTACGTCGCGCCCTGCCACCCGCCGCCGTGAAGTCGAGGCGAATAAACCGGAAATTGCCCGCGACCGGCGTCGTGACCGTCTTGGAGACGTATTGATTATTGACGATGAAACGCACCGTCCCGCCGATATTGAACACCTGAAATTCGACGATGGCGGCGTCCGCGACGATCTCGACGCGGGACACGAACGGCACGCGCGAACCGGAATAGGTCACGACCGGATAATTGTAGCAGCCAAGCCCATCATCGTTCGGTTTACCACCGTAATGATTGAACACACCCTTGGTCGCCGTCGAGATCGTGTAGACGTTGGTCAGACTTCCCAGGGTGGCGGCGTTATCCGTGACCGTGGGCGGTGTCGTCATAACAGCGTTTGTCTGCGGGTTACTCGCCCGCGCGATGCCCGCGTAACGCGACAGCGAGTTAAGCGTGACGGACGATGACGCCGCGCCCAGCAGGTAGTCTTTCGCGGGCGCGCCGGTCCTCGTGGTGCCGTCCGGTGTGGTCTCGCCGTCCGCGACAATCCCGGACAACTCCAGGCTGTCCAAATACATCATGTTGGCCAGTTGCGTGTTCGCGTAAGCCCCTCGCGCGGCGCGCTGCGCGTCTCCGTCGAGGATGACCTGGGCGCCTCGTCCCGTCGCTGTCGCTGGCATGGCTATTCACCCTCTCGTTTCAGGACTTCGCGTATTGAGTGTTTGCGCGCGACATACATCACGTCGGCGAGCAGATCCCGCAGCCAGTCGCGATCGAGCTTGTAGCCGCGGTCTTCGGCCTTGAGCATCGCCGCGTCGGCCCACTTGTCCGGATCGTCACCGACTTCACGCAGGAACTCCGCGCCGCTGAGTGTGCGGTAGTCGGTCATGCAACCCTCCAGTCGCGCAGTTCTTCCGCGTCCCGGTTGAACGCCGCGTCCCAACTGTCGCGGGGCGGCGGCTTCGGCTTGTCCGGCGCGATCTCACGCCACGCGAGGGACATATACCTCATTGCGTCGGCGGAATGGCTTGACCAATCGTGCTTTGGTCTGTCGCTAAACACCTTGGCGCGCTCATCGAACTCCGCGTGATACGCGCGCAACGCCTCAAGCCCTTCGTGACAGTTCGACGCATCGAACCACGTCTTCGCCAGAGTCACGCGCGCCGCGTTGATGCCGTCCATGATGGACAGCTTGCGAACGATCCACGGGTGGCGGCCGGATAATGCTTTCATCGTCTCGAAGATCGAACGCCCGGTGCCAAGTTCGCGCGCCATCGCGTCGTGCGGCAGGTAATCGCGACCGTATTGATACGGCTTCGATTTCAACACCTCGACGTAATGACCGAGCGCGAAGCCGGACGCCTCGTAATGATCGATGACGTGCAACTCGGAGCGCACGATCTGAAAAAACCAAATGGCGGTGCTGTCGCCGATGCCGATATCCCACGCGGTATGCACGGGGATCGCCGGATCGTGTGGGACGCTGGTGATGCGTCCCGCCGTTTCCGCGTCGGCCAGTTCCTTGCCGAAGTAAGAGCCGAGGATCGCGGCGTCGAAGCTGCACATGAACTCTTGTGCATACTGCTCGGGCGTTAACATCGCCGCCATGTCGTCGAGTTCGGACTGAGGCAGGATCTCGGTCTCGCTCGCGCGTAGCACCAGCGAGAACCAATCGGGGTCGTTCTCCGCGTGGCTGTGAACGCGCCAGAAGTCGTTGCGCCCGCGTGGCGTGCCGATGAACACCGCCCAACCGTGCCGATCGGCGAGCGCCGGGCGGATGACCTCGGGCCACGCCCGCGGCGCCATATCTGCATACTCGTCAAGCACGCATCCATCGAGGAAGATGCCGCGCATCCTGTTGTAGTTGTCGCTGCCGTAAAGCCTGACCCTCGCCCCGTTGGCGAAGACCACCATCAGGTCGGACTCGCGTTGTTCCACGCCCGGAATGGCGGCGGTGAAACGCTTCAGATACAGCCACACGCTGTCTTTCGACTGCGCGTATGTCGGGCTGATGTAAGCGAAGCGCGCATCAGGATTGGTCGAGCGCAACGCCGCGTCGATCAGGTCCATGATGCACGAGACGGTCTTGCCGGCGCGACGATGCGCGACGATGCAGGCCCAGCGTTGCTTGCGCGCGTGGAACGGCCTGAACTGTGGCCGCGCGTCGTATCCGAGGGAGAGCTTAGTCCCCACGGTCAACGCCGGTGATGATCGTGATCGGGCCGCCGTCGCCGCCTGTGTGGGCAATCGAGTCACGCTGCCCGAGTAGCTGCTTGCCGAGCCACACGAGCATCGTGGCGTTGCCTTCCTCCGCGCCCTTCCATTGCAGACGACGCAGCGTGGCCTGGCCCTTGGAGGCGCCGCGATCGATGGCCTCCTGAACCGCCGGGTCTTCGGCGAGATACTTGTAGAACGTCGAACGAGCGAACCCGCACAACGCCGCCAGCTCATCTTTCGAGCAGCCAATTGACGCCCCTCGCTCGATCACGCCCAGGTCAAGCTGCGCCTTCGGGCGGCCTCTAAGTTCGATGTCGTCGAACCCTTCAAGCGGCATCGACCAGCCTCCGTTCTGTTTCGATATCGGCGAACGCGCGGCCGTCGCGTTCCAGCGTCGCGGTCTGGCCAGTGAACGCTTGCCAACGGCGCACGGCGACATCGACGTATCGCGGGGAGATTTCGATGGCGTGGCAGATGCGGCCCGTCATCTCGGCGGCGATGATGGTGGTGCCGGAGCCGCTGAACAGATCGACCACGCAACTATCTACCGGCGAGTAATCCGCGATCAACTGTTGAAGCACAACCACGGGCTTCTCGGTTGGATGACTACGCTTCGAATCCTTGTTGCGAGCGGTGAACCCGCTCCAAAGGTGGCGAATCATAAATCGCTTATGCTTTTGGCGGCTCCACAGCATCTCGAAATGATTGCCAACCAGTCCATCCGATGCTTCGGAACGCTTATCCCAAACGATCCATGAGCCGTCCGCTGGAATGCGGGAATAATACCAATCCGCACCCCACCAGAATTGTTCTGGAACATTGTCAAATAAAGCAATCAATGGGCGCGGATCAAAGTCCACGTCATCGCCCACAACCCTGACGTAAGTCTTCGACCGGATCGCTTTTTCAGGCAGCTTCGTATAGTCCGCGTCGAGGTTCATGCCGTAAGGTGGATCAGTCAGCACCATCTGCGGCTTCACGCCCGCCAGCACGGCCTCCACCACGCCCGCGTCGGTGCAGTCCCCACACACCAGCCGATGCCGCCCGAGCAGCCACACGTCGCCCAGCACGCTCACCGCCTCGGCCTGAACCTCCGGCACGTCGTCGGGATCTGTCAGGCCCTCGGTGCGATCGGCGAGGATGTCCTTGAGTTCGAGATCGCTGAACCCGATCAGGCTGAGATCGAATCCCTCCAGCCCGAGTTCGCCGAGCTCGAGGCGCAGCAGTTCGTCGTCCCATCCGGCGTTCAAGGCCAATTTGTTGTCGGCTATGGCCAGGGCGCGTTTCTGAGCGGCGCTAAGGCCGGTCAAAGTAATCGTCGGCACGTCGGACAGTCCCGCCGCCTTCGCGGCCTCCAGCCTGCCGTGGCCGGCGATAATGGCGCGGTCCTCGTCGATCAGGATCGGATTGGTCCAGCCGAACGCCGAAATACTGGCGACGAGTTGGGCGATTTGTTCGGAGGAATGTGTTCTCGCATTGCGTGTCGCGGGAGCAAGATCTTCCAAATGGAGGTAATTTACCTCCAATTTCCCTTTCATATCGTCCGTAAATTGGGCTTTTGGTCGCGCTCGTGGCATAACTTTCCCCGATGGGAGTCATGCCCGCTACTGTTCTGAATCGGCTGTTGTCAAGTTAGGTCCGGTTCGGCCCCAATGCGCGCGGCGTTACGCTAAGTCGCGGTTAGGGTAATTTGAGGGTGTTAAACGAGCGGGAGCGGCAATTTCCGGCAATTGCCACGGCAAAACCCGGCAAAACCCGGCAAAAGCGCGGGAAACCGCTGTCGGCCTACTGATAAATCGGTCGTTTGCGGATGACCTGTTGGTTTGTATGGGCGGCACGTAGATCACGCAGATCACGTAGATTTATCCGATTCGCCCAAAATAATGCTTGCATCCCTGTTCCGGTGCGGTTAAAACAAATCATCGAAGCAGGGCATCCCGCCCACGGAGTTCTCCCCCATGCGTTCCTCTTTCCTCTCGGTTTCCTTTCTCTCCAACGGCGCGTGGACCATTTCCCGCACCTTCTCGACCCTCCAGGCGGCCCGGAAGTGGGCGCGGTGGCTTTCCACCCACTCCTACGTCGAAAAGGTCGCGATACATCGCGGCGGCCCCGGCGGCGAACTGATCGCCGCCTGACCCACCACGCGGGGCCTACGGGCCTCGCTCCCCCATTTCATCGAGGATACGAACATGACCTATTTTCGCGACGACAACACCGAGGGTTATTCCGCCGAGGATCTGGCCACGTTGAACGCCGCCTGGAATCTGCTGGGCATCAGCGTTTTTGACGAGGACGAGGACGCGGTGCGGACGGTTCAGGACCACGTTGCCGCTGAATTGCTCGCCGCGTTCGATCGCGGCCTGCGTGGAGACGCCCTTGTTCGCGCC